GAGTTGACGGATCTCAATAAAACCGTCAGAGCTTATGCCTTCGGGGTAAGCATTTTAATACTCGCTTTTTAAGGAGAAATTTATGAGTACATTTTACGCAGATATGGCTATTGATACTATTCAAAACGCCAAACTAGAATTCCTTCGTCACACCATGAAGGACGACACAATCAAAAAACCCCTAGAAGAATTCGTTGAAGCACAACGCAAATTTACAAAACAGATTGCTAAATCTGGATGTGATTTGATTACCGTTGGCACAGAGTCTATGACTCGCTTTATCTTTGGTTCCAACAAAACCGAAAAAACCGAATCTAAGTAATAGGGAGTAACAAATGACGCTAATAACAATGCCTCGTTTCGACACAAATATGTTCAAAGAAATGGACAAATATTTTATTGGGTTTGATGAACAGTTTAATCGTCTTACAAAAATGCATGACGATATAACAAAAAACATTCCTAATTATCCTCCGTACAATGTTAAGAAAACCGGCGACAATACTTATGTAATTGAAATTGCTGCTGCTGGTTTTGCTAAACAAGATATTGAAATTGAATTAGCTGATAACAAGATGATTGTTAAAGGTAACATTCAAACTGCAGATAATGATGAAAATTTCCTATTTAAGGGAATTGCCAATAGAGCATTTACTCGCAACTTTGCTTTGGACGACCAGATTGAAGTTAAAGATGCAGAGATGTTAAATGGTATGCTAAGAATTTTCTTGGAACGTATTATCCCTGAGCATAAGAAGCCTAAGAAAATTGAGGTTAAAGAACCTACAGGCAAAACTAAAAAATTAACTACGGATAGTTCATTATGAAAAAGCTATTGACGGATATTAAATACTATTTTATAATGTGGATTGAAGTGACGCAATCCGCGCGAAATCAAAATATACGTTATTGGCATTAAAGGAAATAAAATGATTAAAGTAATTAAACTTATTACAGGCGAAGAAGTTGTGGGTGAAGTAAGCTATGATGGCACTACTGTTATTGTAGATAAACCATGCGCTGTTATGTTGGTGTCGGCTAAGTCTACTCCAGATCAACACTCAATGGCATTGATTCCATATGCAGCTTACACTAATGGTCACACCATTAAGATTAAAGAATCTTCTATTATTTGGGAAGCAGACTTGCAAGAAGATGTTTACAACCAATACAATATGTTGTTTGGTACAGGCATTCAAATCTTGACAGGAAAGAATCCTAATACTTCTTCTTTGAATATTGTAGGAAATTAATTACTTCTTTCTTTGACTTGTTCCTGAATCACTTTCGGACAAACGGCATTTTTATAAAAGTAAGTTTTGTAGATGTGTTGTTTGTCCGATCCTCCGCAAGCATAATCACATACTTTTAACCCGTCGTTAGTTACGAAGGATTTTTCTAAGGTACAGCTCTTAGTTACAATATTATATTGTTTTTCTTTTTTAGATACCTGAGCCTCAATTTTTATAGGTACAGATACGCTGATATTAACTGAGTCCGGAATAAAAGGCGAGGCTATTGTAACAGCAGTACTAATGCCGATGATTGTTTTTTTAAATGGACTCATATTAGTGTTTGGTGTATAACCAAACAAACCCTAATATTCCTGTGCACAATAATAATAGAAATAGATAAAATAATAAAATAAATTTAGCAAATCCAACATTGTCAAATACCCATTCTAAAAATGTGTACTTATTTTTTGCCATCTTGGTAATTCTGTTCGTCTAATATTTTTAGCGCCTGTCTAAATTTTTCTATATCGTATTTTTTAGCGTCTTCTAATCTTTGTTTATATGATCCGGGTTCACCTAGCTCAGGCCATCTTTGTTTACGATCATATGATAACCAGGTAAAGAACCCGGCCATTAATAATATTAGTAATAATATTCCGCCAGCTAAAGAAAGTTCTAATGCGAGATTTTCCATTCTTCTTTGGCGCTTTGCTCTTTTAATTGCATCTTCTTTTTCTTTTACTTTTCTTGCAACTTTTTGTTCATCTATAATTTGAACACGCATATCTTGAAAGCGAGTCCACAAGTCTTTTAAGTCTGCAGGAACATTATAGATCATCTGTTCGCGTAATTCAACTTCCATTTGTTCAAGTCTGGAACGAATCAATACTCTTTGCAATGCTCTTCGACTTAGTGAGACATCGCCAGTATATACTTCTTTAGATTTTTGTTCTTCATCATAAAACAATTCTTCAATCTTGTCCATTGCATCGAAGAATGTTCCTAATTGGTCTCCGATGATAGAGATAACATCATTGGGATCTTTTAGAATATTTTCTTTTACTTCTTTTTTCTTTTGCTCAAACTGCTGCCGTTGTTCTTTAGTTGCCGGTTTGTTTTCGTGTTGCTTATTGAATTGCTTATCCAAGTCATCCAACACGCCCTTTACGTCACCCGCAGCGCTCTTAATATCTTTATAAAGCTGACAACCTTTTTTAACCGCAGCAACGGCCCCGTTAGCCAATGCTAGGAGTGTTAACGGATCCATGTTATGTCATGGTCCGGCTCCATTCTAAATCATTCATCACTTGCATTATTAGTTTACATTATATACTACACCGGCTTCGCCAGTATTAGTGTTTGGAAATTTTCTTATGGCTCCTGGCCATATAATTCGAACTGCTCCAGGAGAATCTGTAATACCATATGCATTAGGTACTCGTATACCGCCGCCATATAAATGAGACATTCCTCCAGAACCCGCACCACCTGGACTTAATACATTTGCTGATAAATTTGTACCACTTCCACCCTCTCCGCTATCACCTTGTCCGTATAATCCTGTGCCGCCGCCGAATGCTACAATAGTTGCCAACGGAGCTGGAAGATGAGTAAATGCTGGACTGTTTGCTGGGTTCACGTTGTCATAGCCACCGCCGGCACCTCCGCCACCACCTCCAAAGCCCGGTTGACCGTACCCTACGTTTGCGCCTTCCCAGTAATTAAAGTCAGCTCGACCACCATCTCCACCTTTTCCTGTATATCCTCCAGCACCGCCCCCACCTTGGTAGAAACCATAGTACCCATGTGGCGGGCTAATCCCATCAATATCTGGATCGCCGAATATTCCACTCCGTCCCCCAAGTCCACCACCTTCACCCACAATAAAGTTACTATGTCTATAACTATTAAGAGGAGCCCCAGCTAATATATCAGCTCCGCCTGCAGCTACAGCATATCTTGCGCCACCGTTCGAATAATTTTCTATTCGAAATGCAGAACCGGACATTGGTGGGTCAAAATTTCCAGGACCTCTATATTTATAATTGAATGTTCCATTGTAAACATAATATACATTGCCCGGTGTTACTGGTATATTATTTTTCCATGCTAGCGCGCCACCGCTTCCTGCCCCGCCACCGATGGAAGGGGTGTAACCGTTGCCGCCATTTGGGCTGTTCATTGCAACTCCGTCCGGGGCAACTGCACCTGGGCCTATACAAACAACTGATACGCTATAAACTTCAGGTGGGCATACCCAAGTATATGTTCCTGTTGTTGTATATACGGATTCCCCAACAACTGGGCGATTGGTTATTGTTACGTTGGATAATCTTATATTTCGTATTTTCATTTTATTCCTTATGGTATAACAGGTAAATCTAAAATATTCACATTTGGGAATTGTCTATCCACACCTGGCCATACGATTCTTACAGCCCCGCCGCTAGCAGCATTTGCACCTGCAATAGATGCACCTCCACCGCCCTTGCCATATACATCAAAAGTTGTAGGAACTACACCTTGACCAAATACACCAGATCCTGCTCCTTGCCGTCCTCTAAATCTTCTAGGCGGTGCGGGGTTGCCGGGTGACCCGTTAGGACCATTACCAGTATATTTACCTGCACTGCCACCACCCCCGCCACCAATAGTCAAATTATTTTGCACACCATTTGTCATTCCGCCTGCTGGATTTCCACCTGACCCAGCACTACCGCCAGATCCACCTCCGCTAAATGCTGTGCCTCCAGCAAGTCCAACAGTTGATGCAAAAGGTGCTTGTGCTGCAGTTGATGGTGTAGGGTTAATATAATTATATGATGCTTGAAACGGTTCAGAGCCCCCACCATAAGTACTACCGCCATATCCTGTACCTGCACCCTCGTGTCCTCCACCTGCACTTAGTATAGTAACGGGACCAAATCTAATAGAAGATGAGCCGCCGCCCTGGGTTAAGGTTGCGTTCGAAAAAGGACCATTGGGGGATGTAGTATTCCAATTTTTTCTTCCACTTACACCCGCAGTCCCGACTGTTATATTATATGTGTTTCCTGGAAGTACAGGATAATTATTCATATATGCAAGAGCACCTCCGCCCCCACCCGGCCAGCCGCCGCTTGGCCAATCCGATAATACTACAGCTGTACCTGGCCAAGGAGTTGCCGGAAAAGCAGATGACCATGCGGTTCCTCCTCCACCCCCACCTATTGCAACTGCCGAAATACTTGTAGTTGTAGGAGGGGCAGTCCAAGTACCTGGAGATGTAAATAAAGATTGCCCCTGCGCTACCGGAGCAGGGGTTGGTGGCGGCGGCGAAGGCGAAGGCGGCGGCGAAGGGCTCGGAGCCGGCGCAGGTTCAGGTGGCGCATTAGGGGGAGGCGGTATTATTCGTATACCTTGCTCTAAAATCAAATCATTAATTTTTACTGACATATTATTAAATTACTATAGGAAGCCACAACCAAACAGCTTGGCTCATTAAAAACATAGCAACGGCACCTACGCCAATGCTGGCCCAGTACAATCTCATATTAACAGCTAAAATACTAGCAGTTAATAGTACAATTGCAATTTGAAATAAAGACCCTGCGTATGTATACCAGGGTGATCTTGCTTTAGCGACACTTCGATCTTCTTCAAGTTTACGAGCTTTAGCCATTAGATCTTTCTTACCTTCTTTAGGTTCATTTTCATATCGATCTATTTTGGCTTGTAGTGCTTCTACCTTTTTAGTATCCTTTACACGAGCAGCATCATCTAATGCCATTTCAGCTAGTGTTTGTTTGATAGATTTTGCTTGGTAAAAAGCCCATGTATTATTTGCATCTATGGTATTATTTAAAACCTTACTAGAATTGCTACCACCCATAAGAGTATTAATGGCCAGCAAAGCAGCCAGTACGGTAATAAGCCATCCTGCTTTGTCTTTGATTTGTGCTTCTCTTTCGCTTCTTGATAATTGTTTGGGTGCGTCAGCCATAGATTTCTCCTTATTCTATTGATTTACTACATGATATATAATATAATGCTATATTATTTATGTCCCAAAGGTTTTCACAATGAAATTTTATACTAGCGTAAATCAGTATGGTAACAATATTCTAGTACGGGGTGTGAACAACGGCAAAAAAGTACAAGATCGAGTCAACTTTAAACCCTCACTTTTCTTCAAATCTAAAAAAGAATCCGGTTATAAATCTCTTTTTGGTGATAATCTAGAGGAATTGAAATTTGAAAGTATCAGCGAAGCTCGAGATTATGTCTCCAGATATAAAGAAGTTGAGAACTTTCCGATCTTTGGAAACACCAATTATACCTATCAGTATATCACAAAAACATTCCCCGATAATATAGAGTTTGATATAACTCAAATTAAGATATGGTCTTTGGATATTGAAACATCTGCAGATTTAGGATTCCCCGATGTTGCAAATCCAAACGAAAAAGTATTGATTATCACCATGCAAGATTATGGAACAAAGGAATTAGTTTCCTTTGGATTAAATCCGTTTAAAGTAACATCTGACAGACACACTTATATTGAGTGTAAAGATGAAGTAACACTACTAAGAAAGTTCTTAGAATATATTTCCGAAGATCATCCTCATATTATTACAGGATGGAATGTGGAGTTCTTTGATATTCCATATCTATGTAATCGTATTACTAAAGTTCTTGGCGAAGATGAACTTAAAAAGATGTCGCCCTGGAAAGTAGTTAACGAGAAACGTATTTTCAAATTAAAGAAAGAGAACATTTCTTTTGAGGTGTTGGGTATTGCAATTCTAGATTATTTAGATCTCTACAAAAAATTTACATATTCAAATCAAGAATCTTATAAATTAGATCACATTGCCAAAGTAGAATTGGGTAAAGAGAAATTAAACTATGATGAGTTTGATTCATTCTCCGCATTCTGGAAAGGTAATTGGCAAAAATTTGTAGACTATAACATTCGAGACGTAGAACTTGTCGACGAACTTGAAGAGAAGATGAAATTAATTGAACTTATTCTTACAATGGCGTATGATGCAAAGTGCAATTTTATTGACATTTTCTCAGCAGTAAGAACTTGGGATTGTATTCTTTATAACGAATTGTGGAAACGAGATATTGTTGTCCATCAGCGAGAAGAAAGACCAGGTAGGCAAATTGCTGGTGCGTATGTTCAAGAACCTCGACCAGGTAAATATGATTGGGTAGTGTCATTTGATGCAACTAGTCTATATCCTAGTATTATTATGCAGTATAATTTGTCGCCGGAGACATTGGTTCCTCAGTACAGCAAAGATTTAACTGTAAACAAACTTGTTTCTAAAAGCGTCAATCTTGATGACTTGAAGGATGAAGATTATTGTATGACGGCAAATGGATATTGTTTCACAAGAAAGAAACAAGGCATCTTTCCTGAG